CTGTCGAATGGTGCTGCTCACTTTGCTGGACATCCCGCCCTTGGCTTTCTTCTTTATATGGGTTAAACGGCAATCCGTTTCTTGCGTAATCCTTGCACATTTCCTTTGTAATTTCTTTCAATGCCGTCCCTTGATGCGAATAGCATGTGCATCCGGTTCTTCCGCCTTCTACACAGCCTGCTATATATTCAAAGGTTCTTACCTGCCTTACACCGTTATAAATCGGCTTGCTTTCGGGTTTTTCGGACAATGTCGGAACAAACATATCTGCGGTAAGGTTACCGTTGTTTACCGGCTCGCCTTCTGTTTTATCCTGAAATACTGCCTGATGTTCTGTTGCCGCCGATTCTTGTGCTGCGGGTTCTTCCTGTTTTTTTCCATAACTACTTAACATTTTATAGGACAGGCCGACAAAAACGGGAATCAGCAATATTATTACTGGCAGAGTATAAAACCATTTTGACCGCTTGACCTTATTTACGGTATGAACTTCCGCTGATTCGTACAAGTCATAAACTTTTTTATCCAGTGTATAGATACTGGAGAATGCGCTTGATGCCATTTTTACGGGATCGTCCGCGCATATTTTCCATTCTAAAAGCGTACGCATACCCATCTTGTTTGAAGCGATGTGGTAATGTTTCCGTACAAGCGTTCTAAGATTTTGATCTAGAAGCTTAGAGCCTTGAGTCAAAACAAATATATCAATGCCCTGATGTCTGTGCGTATTCAGCCATTGGACATTTTCAGGGATTTTTGAACCTGCCGAGCGTGCCGGCCATACGTCTTGAGCTTCATCTACAATGACAATAGACCCGATATTTTCGGGCTTCTTTATCCATTCGTACATATCATGCGCCGAAAGCTGCTCATCTGTCGATTTCGGCAGCTTTTTCGCGTCCGTTTCTATGTAGGTGTGCGGTATCTTCAAGCCTTTGATGTTCGTAAATACTTTACGGCGTATGCCGTTTTCATCCGGCTTAAACATTTCATCGTTTGCCATCATGGAAACCATTTTTAATGTTTTCCCTGAACCGGGCGTGCCGGTTATCAAACAGATCTCTGCCATTTATTTTTTCTTCCCGATTGAGGTTGCTAGTTTTGTCATTTGTTTGAATGACAGAATAAAGGCGATCGCGCCGAAAAGAATGTTTAGAACAGTACCACCGCCGCTTATATAGAAAAGCTGTAACATTGCTTGAGGTGCGCCCGTTATGCTATGGGTTATCGCCTGTTGAAAATGGGCTACCAATCTATCCACCCCCGAATAGGTCACGGCCATCAATCCCAATGCAGTCAATATACGGCCTACGACGCTCATCAAGAGCGGAATCAATGCGGCCAACAATTTCATTTGCTATCCCTTTCTTAAAAGGCACGGTTGCCTCATTAAAAAAAATGTTTCTTAATCTGAAAGATTTTGCGGGGACTAGCCCCCACACCCCCAGTCTCACTTGCGACGCTGCGGGGGCAGGGGGACGGCGCAAAAAGCGCGCGCCTTACCACCTGCCCTTGCAGCAGAGTGTGTTCTTTTGGCGGGGCGGCAAGGGTATCCAAAAAGATTTATAAAGACGATAAAGCCGTCTTTACAAATCTTTCTGGACGTCCTCCCCCTGCCTTGGCACAAGTTACTGAAGCCCGGCGGTGCTGCGCCTGCTAGACTTCACGGGATACTGTGCGGATACAAAAAAAAGGCGGCAACCGCCCAAGCAAGGGCGAGAAGCATGTACCTTAGCCGTTCGGCTATGGTACATGCGTTCTCAAAGCTGAACGCGAACTGCTTGCTTGAATCAAGCACGGTTATAGTGAACGTAACGGGGGCGGGACACTGTGCGGAATCTTGAAAGATTCCGGATTTCTTAAACTCTACATTGACGGTTTCAGACGGCAGATTTAAATCTTCTGCCGGATTGGGCTCGGGCAGCCTGTCGCAAGCTAGAATGTCGGGGAAGAATTTGCACAAAAGCCCGCCATCTTTGCCGTCCCTGCCGTTTGGGCGGTCCGGAACGGCCGGGGAATCGGGGCTTGTTCCGGGCTGTCCGTCCGTATCGGGATTTGCATCGGGATTCAAATCGGGGTCGGGTTCGGGATTGGGACGCGTGCCGGGGTTCTCATTGGGGGCCGGGTTGTTTGCGGGGTTTTCAGCGGGCGATACTTCGGGCAGCGGCTGTGCGTTCGGCGCTTCCGCGCTTCCGGGGGTTAAGTCGGGACGCGGAATTACTTGAACATCCACTGTGGTGTTGCCTTGCGAATCCCTGCCGAATGTTGCGACAACCTGAACGGGATTCCCGTTCCTGTCCGTGACGGGTCCCATATTCACTTTTGTTCCGGGTGCGACTTCTACTTTTTCGGAATAACCGGGATATCCGGTTGCCTTTATGTATTTGTCGGGATTGGCATCGACTTTCAACGATAAAATCTCTTCCAGCTTTTTGGCATCCATTTCTTCTTTGTATTTTGAATTTCCTTGAAGTGAGAAACTGATAAAAGTTCTACCATCATCACCTTTAGCAACTAAACAATCTCCGCCGTTCAATCCGAAATAACAACGTTTAAAATTGTAGTTTTTAAAATAATACATATCAGGACGATTCCTTAACTTTTCCCAATACGGACGGGCAAGCCTTTCCATTTGGCTTTCCATCAATTCTTTGACTTCGGGGAATCTGCTGTAATCGGACATAAGGCGCATAATGGAACTGTCAACGCCGTAGCAGCCATAGGTTCTATTAATACGTCTTTCGTCTTCGTACCAAAGGCAATTACTATATTCGTAGCCTTTTACAAATTTGTCGGTTTCGGTGTCGTATTGGTAGCCTCGTGCCTGTATGTCTTCTTTGAAAGTTTCGTATACGTCGTGGGCTAAAAGGGCTGTCCCTACATAAGGGACTGCCCTTGTGCTGAATTTCGCGCCTTGGCGGACAAGTTTGCCGACTCCTGACAAGACGGCGGCGCGGGATACGCTGGCGGTTATCTTTGCGTTGATTCGGGCTTTTGCGCCCGTGGGGATATGTTCGACATTTGCCGCTTCTGTGAATTTAGAAAATTCATTATTGATTTTTCTATATCCTGTAGATTCAAAAAACTTTGATTTAGATGGCCTAAATTTTATTATTCGATCATCTATTCTTGCTGGTTCTGCAAAACTAAGAGAACAACACATTAAAATCGGTGTTGCTATCAGAAAATTCCGAGTAAATAAATTCATGCGAAATTTTTCCATTTTCTTCTGACTTCCTAATAAAAATATTAGACTCATCAGAAAAATAAATTTTCCAAATATTATGCGTTACCCTCTTATTTAAAAAATAAGAGAAACATTCTATTACGTCGTATTCTTTTACATTTCTTACAAACTCTTCAAATTCCTTAGACGCAATTAATGCCATCGACTGCCCAAAATACTTGCTGGACGGCTGATATTTATAAAGTGCCAACTGCGCCTGCGTGATAAACGGCTTGTTCATGTTTCTGTCTTTCAAAGGTTGTTTTGAAAGCCTGATTTTAAAACACGTCATATAAATATCAAAGCGACAGACAAAGCCAGGAAAAATCCGAGCAAAAACCAAAAATCGACAAACATCATCACGCCCCTACTTTGCCTATGTCTTTTAAGAAATTAATCAGCAGCCTGAAGCCGTAAATAACGACAAACAGAATTAAAACCATAGACCCGAGATAAGCTCCGGATTTAACTTGTTCGTAATTCGAACATTTCGGATAAGACAGCGTGACCGGCTTTCCGTTCAAAATCCATTTATCGCCCACCCTTTCCGGCCTGATGATTTTTCCGTCCTGGGTAACAGTAGGAGGAAGGGACGACAATAAATAGTCGTCTGCCTGCAATCTTGTATCAAAACAATTTATGCCGACACGATAGCCCATTTATACGCCCCTTTTTCTTCACTCTGTTTATCTGACAGATTTAATCATGCTCCAAGCCATTTTGAAGCCTTGGATTGCAAGAATCACGGTAATGGCCGCCATACCCACGGCGGAAACCATTGACACGAAACCCATGATTACATTCGCTACTTGCGTACCAATCGCGGATGCATCAAAGGTATCTGCCATAACAATGGCCGGTGTGAAGATACCGGCTGCCAAGGCTGCTTTTACAGCGTATTTTTTTAACGATGTTCATCGTTTTTTTCCTTTTTTGATATTTAAAGTAATACGGCTTCTTAGGTTTAAATCCGGGCGAAGCCTGCTCCCGAATTTTGTTTTTAATTTATGAAATAGAGAATTGAGAAAATGAAAAGAATGAGGCAAACAAAAAAATCCGATAATTAAAGTTGCTTTATTCATTTTTAATCCTTTTTGCGGGCTTTGTGAAAGGTTGACAGACCGCCCGCCGAGCCTGTTTTTCTTTTATTCCGATTTTACGAAGAACTGAAATATCTGGAATCCTCCGCCTATTTCATTTATGCCTGAATTCAACGCATCTTCGTAGCTTTCAAATTGACCTGCTGATTTAATATTTTGAGTAAACCCCACATCACCGAAAGGATCGGGATAAATAAAGTCATGCGTTTCCAAGTCTTGAACTATGAAACGTTCTTCAAATTTCATAAATCAACCTTTCGGCTTTTCTGCCACCTGAAAATCAATTAATGAAGGAACCATGCCCTTACCTGTCGAAGTCATTTCAACCGTTACCATAACTTCGCACGGGTATTTGAGATTCTCTAATTTTGAGAAATTCTTACTGTCCCCGAACTTCATTTGTGCTGCCGTGAATCCAACAGCATTTCCCGACTGTGCCGGCAAAGGTGTTGCAACCAATACGGAACAAGTGTCGATATTAGAGCCATCAATTTCGCCTTTGAATTTTTTAGCTCCTAAAAAAGTTGCGGGATAAGTTACAGTTTGAGTTTGATTAAACATATTAATTTTTCCTTTTTAGGTTAATTTTGATTTGCATGAAGATCATACATTCTGTCGAGATAAAGCTGATATTGCCTCTCACTTTCTACATCGTGATGTGGATCGAAAAGCCTTTTATCCGGATCGAATTTATCTGATTGCTTAAATTTGATAATTCCGAGTTCTTCCAATTCAACCTCTAAATCTACATCCGGTTGTTCGTGGATAAAGCCGAATTTCAAAGATTCCTTCAATCCGGCCAACGAATATTTTTCAGGTTCTAGCCCTTTGGGATACCCCAAATCTGCCTTCAGATATCTGACAATTTCATCACTATCAAAACCCATATCAAACATGAAATTAATCAGTTTGCCGACCGCGTTTTTTGCGTATCTCAATTTATGCTGAAAAGTTAAATTAGCCACTTTTTTTACGGTAATCGAACCTTTCCGGATTCGGCATATTTTTAAATTTCTGACAAATCGGGAAAGCGCCTGAAAAGTAAGAACCTTGATTTATCAGAATATCCAAAGGTATTTCCATATCTCCATGATTAAACTGAATTTCGAACCTTACCCACTTGCTTTCTTTATCGCCTAGCTGCCTGCCTTTCTCATAAACACGCACAAAACGAGAATTTTTCTTGCGACCTACATAAAATGTCTTGCCGCTCCCGTCCTCTCTCCGCCAAGCCGTTCCAACCATTTCAGATTTCGGCCTCATGTTACTGTTATCGAAAAAACCGTTATCGTGATCCAAAAGTGCCTGTTCCGGCGTGTACTCCCCATCAAAAAAATCAAGTGCCAAATCTACCCGCGTTATCCTCGGCCTCAATGAATCTTCCAAAAACTGCTTAAGCCTCAATTCCCAACCTGGATTTGCAATGTTGCAACCTACACCTTTCAATTCGATTAAAACCGTATTTCGCTGACCTCCGTAATGGACTTCGCCGTAGTCAACTTCTTCCGATCCCAACCTAAACATCGAATCGTAAAATTTATTGCCCTTCGATTTGCATCTGCTCGTGATGCCAAACCCTAATATTTCCTCCAATTTTTTGCTTAAAACAAACATATATTCGGCATCGGAAACTAAGGGGCATCCGGAAACTTTCAGCAAGGAATCTTCGTGCAGTGTGAATGACAACCAATCTATAAAAACGCCGTCCTGCCTGCCCCTACGTTGCGGAATTTCTAATAACTTCCCATTGCCGTTAGATATGAAATGGGAAAAATATTCTGCTTCACTCATTTTGTTCAGTACCTTTAGGGATTTGTTTTATTTCGCTCCCCCCCTGTTAGTCAGGGGGGGGGGGCTTTCAGCCGTTTCCCGTCTGCCGCGCTAAAGCGCGTCCAACGGTCAACGACCGAAAGCCCAATCCTGACAAACTGTTAAAGATCAAGAAGAAAGACCACAACCGTCTGTTGTGATAATTACCGGAAAATTCGAGCCAACCGAATCTATATAATCGAACGCCTGATAAAGCTTTGAAAAATTTTCTTGTTCAGCGAGTTTATGCGGTTCACCATGCCTGAACTGATAGAAACATAAAACGCAATAATCTGATTTTTTAAATATTCTCCAATAGGAACAAGAAAATATTACATTTGCTACTGACATAAAAAAGCCCCTTTCACTTGGCTGTCAAAGGGGAATGTTAAGAAAAGTAATGCGCCCCTTTGATAGAGCGCATCATATAAGGCGGGAATGACGGGATTTTAGGTTTCTGTTTTTGGTTTTCTGTCCTTGTGGGAATGATGGGATGTAGGTTCGTGGGAATGACGTGG